TGACGGTGTGGATTATATCCATCCATCAACTTTTCAATTGTGCCGATTTGTTTTGACATTATATTTCTCCGATTGAAATATTATTAATTAATTAAATAGACTACACGCAGGACATTCTCCTGTCACCTAGGCTCAACACCAACCATCTCTAGTATATCTCTAGAACCTCGTCTATTTTATTGTTAGTTACCTATTTACCTGACTTATTTGAAGACAGGGCTATCATTACGTTATCACCTGGTAAGATACTTGTAGTCATTTCTATGTTCTCACGTGCTTGACCAGCATTAGTAATTCTGATAGCAACTTGGTCCATAGATAGATTTTGACTCTCTAAGATTGAGCCTAACGTTGGAAAATCTTCAACATTAGCAGGTCTTGGTGAGTTATTTGGTGTATCTAGGTAAAACGTGTTATTTGTGTCATTTGACATATGTCATTCCTTATCTATAGTGTTTATTGAAAGTAGGCCTGACAAGCAACACTATATAAACTTATCAGGCCTTATGAGGCAAACTCGATTGTTCGCCTAATTTTAGAGCTGTATTACCTTCGTTAGCGTATACTCTCGCACCTAGGACGGTATCTTTCTCGCCTGGTACTACAGCTCTTTTAAATCTTGGCATACTTAAAGAGTGACCGCGCGTAGTCTTTTAAACTCTACTGTTAGGTATGCCAGCCATATTATTGAGGGATTATGATTATCACCCTCTGTTATCGTCAGCTTCTTCACGATATCATATAAGTTTGGTAAGGCGCCAATAACGAGGAATAACATGCAATCCATATAAAAGAACCCCGCGAATGCTCTTACGATACATTTCACACCTTACCTAATGTTGATACATATCCTATGCTCGGTAGTCTTGTTTCATACTGACGGGAGACTCACTAGAATATGTATCTAATTTTATTCCAAGGTATAATAGCATCATGTATATTTATAAATCCATCTATTAAACCTTGTTTGTACTTATAAGCGTATCTTACGTTATCGCCACCAAATATAGATTGTTTACTTTCCTGTTTATGTGGTGTCCATAAGTATTCTTCGCCTTTTATGTTATTTTTAACGTTGTATTCATGTAATCCTTTGTTATGTACTAAGAATATACATTCAGATAAAACGTCTTTTTTAATATCATCATTTACTATACTATTTATAAGTTCAAATAATTCTTTATACTCTTCGCCACAACCTTCATATGCTATAATAGGTGAAAAGTTAATATGAACATCATAACCTGCCTCATAGAATGTATTTATTGCTTCTATTCTATCTACAATACGTGAAGTTCCAGGTTCTAGTATACTAGCCATTTTCTGTGGCATAAGACTAAAACGTATACGAACTTTACGCTGTGGGTTATAGTTTAGTAAATGTTTATTAACAAATTTAGTTGCCGCTGTACCCATGACTCTATCACTGTTTACAAAGTAATCAAATAGTTTTTCCCATTCGTGATACTTTGCATGTAATACATAGTCTTCGTTACAACTAAAATCATATGTATAATATTTAGCATGCGTTTGATTAGGCTCTTTAGGCCATTGTAAACTCATTGCATGCTCATCTATAGCATTTATTAATGCTTCTGTATTTGTTGCTATTGTTGTAATGCCTTGTTTTATATGTCTACGCATGTAACAATAACTACATCTATATAAACAACCGTGACCAAATGTAGGTGTTATATAATCACTACTACGTCCTGATTCACGTATTATCATTGATTTACGCTCTACAAACTTCATAATGCTCCTTTCGGGATGTAAGAGCCATATACCTGTGTTTTGTTCAACGTGTGCGGTATAATGGAAAAGATATATGGCTCTTGAAGAGACGATACTATAACAGAAAGGAATAGTAAACTGCTATATTATATCGTCTAAAGGATGTTCTACGGGTTCAATTTT